CGTGGCTGACAGGGTAGCCCCCAGCTTGTCGTCAAAGAACGTATCCGTGAAGACAGCCAAGCTGCACCCTTGATCTGGCAAGTCGTACTTGTTGTACTCAAGAACCACCTTACCCTCGAACGTAATCTGCTGCTTGGGCTGCATGAACAGCGTCAGGTCAGCGGAGTACTTGGCCTTGTAGTATTTGGTCATCAAGTCCCGAATCTTGGCAGCGGTAAACCGATCCGTCATGGCGTCGATGGTATCCACCGTGCCACCAGAGTTCTCGCGTTCGCGCTTCAGCATATAGATAGACTCGAACAAGATATCCAAGTTCAATGCAGCGCCAGCGTTATCCCAGGTGCGTGAGCAATCGTTCAACTGGGTACGAATACCAAGCGTGTTGGACTTGTACTCAATCGTCGGAACAGAACTGCAACCATCAAACGGATGTCCGCCGGATGGGTTCATTCCTTGGCCAGTATTAGGATCAACAACCGTAGGCAGACTTGTGTAAGTCTCAACCGTCTGGTTGCCGTTCATCCTCTGCCCGTAGAACACAGAGTTCATAAAGGCATTCTGCTGGTAAGCCTCCTGTTGCTTGCGCTGTTGGGCGAGTGGCAACTGGCGGAACTTCTTGAAATACTCCGAAGTCAACGGAGCTTGCAGGGCTTTCAGGTACTCCTCATTGTACTGGTGTGTCCACCGTTGAGTTTGTTGCCAATATTCTATCAACGTAAGATCGTTGACGGCTGGCCCTTGGTGACACCACTTCTCGTAGTCGCTCACCGAGTTGCCCATAATCATGCCAGTACCAAGAGCAACCTCGTAACCAAGGTCAGCCTTCTCGGCATCAGTTAACTCTGTGATAGCGGGACTAGTTTGACCGTGCCACTTGATGTCAAGAGAATCGGTTGCGCTGCTAGAAGCATAATCACTTGGAGCAACAACTAGCCGCGCCTTGGAAACCCCACCAGCATCTGCGTTTTCAGCAGCGTAAACCTTATACTGAATGTAAGATGTGGCCTTGTCCGCAAGGGTGGCGTTAGTTCCAAGCGACCTTCCGCTAACCATCACATTGATGTATGAACCAGGGTTGAAATACTTCTCAAGGTTTTGAACCTGACTCTTGTTGAAGTTAGTCTTCTCAAGGGCGTGAGTTCCTCCACCGGGAGCCGCATCCGTTCCAGCGTTGACGGTCATCACAAAAGCAGATGAAGGAATCCATCCGTATGTGGTGTTGTTCGTTGCTGGCCCTATCGTGAGGGTCATGGCGCTGAAGTTTCCAGTTGGGACTGCGTTGGCGTTATCCGTAACACCGGCAACCGAACGACCTTCAATCTGGAAGTAGTTAAAGTTCAGCGTGTTCCTGCGTGGAACCAGAGTGAACGGTGCAATCACAGACTGCGAACCACCACCAGATTTCTCGCCCAAGGCAACGTGCTTTGAAAGTAATAGGTCATACAGGGATTTTTCGTGCATACCGGCAAGGCGAGCCTCGGCAGTTTGTGCGATGATCCTGTCCATCCCGACTTCCTTGGCTGCTTGAGCCTCAAAGTCGCTGCGTTTGAAGGCCGTTATGTTGGCCCTTGTCAGCGAGCAGCCTGTGGATTCATCGACAAGAATATGCCGAGGAGTACAGTTGCCTACTGCTGATACTAGCGTTGAATTAGCCATAATATATATCCTCTGTTATCTACCCACATTTAGGGTAACAACGAGAATACGCCTTGCTTATGGCTAAACGCTAAAGTTCTAGAAAAAACCTAGAAGAATATTATTTTTTGCAGGAGAATTTTAGATTCCATCACTCTGCGGATACCGGGGAGAAGTCCATGCCCAAAGTTTTTACCAAGTCTTCACCGAATGATACATCCTCTGCGGCCCCTGATTCCGCAGCCCCAGGTGACTTGGCCGTCTTCGCTTTAGGTGTGTTAATAGGCTTGGCATCCTCATTTATTTTCCCTGCCTTTAAGGATTTCTTCGCCTTACCTTTAGTGAATCCCATCTTCTCAAGCCTCTCATACTCTGAGTCCACCTGTTTTTTTGCGCTATTACTGAAGAAGTTGTTGAACATTTGCAGCACTTCATCGGGGCCGAACGTCCAGTTTTCACTTGGATTGCCCTGCGTTGCATAGGTGGCAGGAGTCATAAAGGATTTGTTGTTCCTCGTTAGATTGTCCCCGCCTCTTTCGGAGAACACATTGGACTGATGCGTAACGAAATCCACGATCCACTTCTGGGTTGGGTCGCTGCCGTCCCATGTCTTCATCCCGTAGTACAGGTCAAGGTATTCCTTCCCTATCCCCTCGGCTTGATCTAGTTGCTGCTTGTATATGGATTGAGCAAACTCGTCCTCCGTTTCCCCTGCTTTCTTTAGGGTATCTGTAAACTTGGAGAACTTCTTCTCGACGGTGGGCTTTGTCTCCAGCACACGCATCTTCTCCTTGAGGGCGCTGATCTCGGAATCCTTTTCAGTGGACACCTGTTGGGCCGCCAAGTCGGCAATCATTTCCCGTTCGAGCTTCTTGTGGCCGGTTAGATTGGGCTTGTTCTTGGATACAAACTCTCGGAACTCGGTGTCATCATCATCAAGGCTGCCTTCACTCTCGGATGCGTACTTGTCCAGTTTCCCGTAGAAATCTAGCAGCTTCTTGGCTTGCCCTTTGTACTTATCAGGGTATTTCCTTTCAGCAAACCGCGCCAGTTCCAGTTCTTCATGCTGTTCAGGAACGAGGTTAGATGTGTCCTCCTCTGGTGCTTGAGCTGGTGGTTGCGGTGTTTGTGGCGGCGGCGGTGGTGGTTGGTGTCTGGATACTTCCTCTCGTACTGTCCGCCTGATCTCTTCATAGTCTACTTTAGGCTTGTAACTGACACGCTTCTTGGGCTTCTCCTCTGCTACCTGAACTTCTTGTGATTCTCCCCCCTCGCCCCGACCTTCGGCCTCGTTTGCCACGCTCCCTTCTTCTTCTTGGGCTTCTTGCTCTGACTCTTTCTCTGACTCTTGCTCTTCTTCATCTTGTTCTTTCTCTTCTGGGGTTTCTGTTTCCTGAACCACACCAAGGTCTAGGAAGAGGGAATCCATAAAAGACTCTGGCTCTTCTGCCTCTACTGCCTCTTGGGTTTCTTCTACTTGTGTTTGTGGCTCTTGCTCCTCTACTTGTTCCGCTACTGCTTCATCGGTCATGTGTTTATTGCACCATAGGCATTGCTTGTTCTGCTGCTGCTTGTTCTGCTGCTGCTTGTTCTGCTGCTGCTTCAGCTTCCATTGGGCTGGCTGCCTGTGGCTGTTGTTGCCCTCCCAATAAATCTTTTAGCCCCGCTATCTCTTGGGCGTTTGTTTGCACTGCACCAATCACTTGCTGGACTACCCCTTGCATTTCTTGGTTCGGTCCCCCCAGTTGGTTGTCATCGCCGGGGGCTACCTCCAGCTTGATGTCAGTTGCCCCTGACTTACGGGCTATTTCATTAAGCAATTCGTAGTATTTATCCTTGCCTAATGCCTCTAGAATAACAGGTGTCTGGCTAATAATCTGGAACAACTGGATAAGGGCTTGAGCCTCCTGCACGTTCGAGCTTCGTTCCGATCCATCCCGGCTAGTAAAAATGTAATCGTGTATCAGGTTCTTCTTGCTGCCGATAACGGTGTGCCTCCGCTCTAGGTCAGGTGACATAAACTCCAAGTCTTCTGGGTCAATGTCGAACCCTGCCTGTTCAATGATAGCAGGGCTGTACCTGTTCTTAACCGGCAAGTGGATCATGTTACTTCCCATGCTCATCAGGCTCTCGTAGATAACCCTCTTCATGGCTGCCCGACCCTCATCAATTGCCTCGGAGATAAAGCTGTAGACCGATTCAGTTGTGTTATTGATGGTCATTATCTCGGTGGCACTTGTTTCCCTTGGCGCGGGTTGCCCCTGTTCCTGTGGACTCAAAGCCATCAAGCGTTCTGCCATCATCAGCAGTTGATTGATTGATTGGAATATAGTGTTGATGTTCCCGTTCGGCTGCCCCCTGATTATCTTGAACACGTTGTCAGGTGATGTGTCTATGCCGAGGTTGGCGAGCTTTGAGAAGGATGTCTCCAGCACATGGGTCGAGGCGTAAAAGTTCTCCCCCTTCATGGTGTCCCTGAACTCATCTCTTACGCTCATCCCCTCTTCCGTGTCAGGAAATATGTCTGTATTAAGCACACCTACAGAGAACATATCCGCCTTGGCTGTTTCAAGTAATTGACTGAACAGGTTGGAGAGTTGGTCTTGGAACGGCATCAACTCATGGGCCACAGATATGTTCCGTAGTCGATTGTCGTTCTCGTTAAAGGCAAAGACGGCAGCCGGTGAAGACGGGAGGAACTCGGCAAAGATCACCGTCGAGTCACGAGCCACCCGAAGATGCACCCAAATAGGGTAAGGGTAGTCGCCTACGCCCCACTGATTGGGAACCATCTTCCAAAAGAAATCCGTAATAAACACAGAGGTATCCGTCATTTCCCCTGAGTAGATCCCGACTGTGTTCTTCCTGTCGTTCCAGCTAGTCAGGTCATCCTCTGTATTGGGCGGAACTATCTGCGTGTAGTAGGTGTTGAAGTAGGTACTGTACTGGGTGAACAGGCCAGCGGTGGCAGATGTGTAACCCACTGCGTCCCGGTTGAAATACTCTGGGTTCTGCATCACATCCCCGTATCTGGCTATATCCCAGAATCCTATGTACTCCCCGCCGGTATCAGTATTGATGGATGTCAGGGGTGAATCGTTATCCCAGAACACACGGCTCGGATGCGGGTTGATCCAGCAAATGCCCTCCTTGGAAACGGTTGTCCTGATTCTTTGCCCACCCTCCATCTTGAACTCGGCATCAGAAACGTCCTTCTCCCATTGAACTTCCCTCTCCCATGCTGCCCTTGGGAATGCAACAGCGTGGCCATACAGGAACATGTCCCGCATGATCTGGGTCTGGAAGTGGCGGTAATCATACTGGTCAGCCATGATGTCCACCCTCTGAGACAGTACATCTGCCCTTAGCTTACCGGCTGCGCTTGTCCCCCTTGGTTGGTACTTAAAGAATGGGTACAGGTTGTTGTACTTGTTTACCTGTGCTGCCAACCGGCGAGTGACAAAGCTCCGCACCAGATTGATATTCACCTCAAAGAACTTGGGTAGGTCAATCTCGGTTGGTTTCCCGGCAGCATCGCGCTTCACATACTTGTCAGTAATCTTGAGCTTGCTTAACTCCTTGACGCAGGATTCCACATTGATCCTCTTCTGCGCGTACATAATGAGGGGAATGTTCCTGCTGTTGATGGGCGAGCTATCCCATGCCAGGTCTACGCTACTGTAAAGGTGATGATTGCGTAGGCTAAAGGTGATGTGTTCCGTGATCCGAGAAGCAATCAGTTCTTCCGCCTTCTCCCTGCGCTCAATATCCTTCTCCAATGCCTTGACCTCATCCTTTGGCATCTTGTCCAAGGCTACCTTGCTCGGCAACTTGGCCGTGAAGAGTTCCCTTAACCGCTCATTGGTGGTTCCGTGGGCCTTTAGTACATCAAAATCAATCATATCTAGTCTCTACTTCAGAGCGTTCCTGTAGGTAAAACAGCAGGGCGATGTAGGAGGGAACCCTGCCTGTCCTCATCCAACCCTTGAGTCTGCCCACGGGGATGCAGCTTCGGGCTGCCAGTTCTTCCACCGTTACATTTAAAAAAGCACAACATCTTTTAACCCTGTCCCTATCCCAGCCCCTGAGAACACCAGCCTTGTCGTGGATTCTCTCAAGCAGGAAAGTTGTGGTGTTAGTAGCTATCTTTTTTGCCGCCCATTACCGCCATTACTGGAGATTCTTCTTCATCCTCGGCCTCCTCCTCGTAGTCTGCTTCGGCGTGTTCCACAGATACATCCTTGATGGAGAAGACAGCCTGTTCGTCAGTTGTTTCGTCCAATGTGGCAGTAATTTCCATCTTGCACTCATCACCGGGAGCCTTGCTTCCTATGTACTCAGCCAGCTCCTCGTTGTCGGCCAGGTCTAAAACTACTTTGTCCGTCATGTTGACCATTCCTGTTTACTACTCAATTTTAGGGTAACATTCAAGGTATTCCGCAATGAATTAAACTGGGCCTTGCGTCCGCTGCCTTCGGCAACCTTGAGTTATTATTCAAATCCAGCTTGAACATGGGGTAGGTAATGGAGTCAAACTTGTGGATATACTTGCTCCGCTTGGGCTTGGTTGGGTCTTTCTTGTCAGATTCCAGATTCATTAGCATATCCACAGAGTTGGTACACATTGCCGACACATAGAACTCATCCTGAAAGAGCTTGCCTGATAGCAGTCTGACCCTCGCCTCGACGCTGCCCTGCCCCTTGGGGCATCCAACCATCCTGATCCTCCCATCGCTGTATCTCTCAAAGTCCCAGCTATCGTAGCTTCCTTCACCGCCGGGATGCCATTGGTTGATAGCACTAGAGTCGGTGATATGTTCATAGTAGAACTCGGTGTCCATCTTCTCGTTCCAATAGTCCATGCGCTTCATTATCTGCTGGGCCAG